ATGTGGTGCCAAATTTATACCCTGCTAAATCGCTATTTACCTTCTTAAGTGCCAGCGCCCCTGCCATATAGCCTGCCTGCGTATTAGCCGCAATATCGTCGATATCATCTATAATCTTCGATGCATCCGCAATACCGCCAGCGGGAATCGCAGGCTTTCCGGTCAGGTCTGCATAGTCCCCAGAAAAGGCCACCTTTTTTAAATCTGCGAACCATTTCTTTATTTTCCCCAGTGATAAAGAAAGCTTTTCACCGGATTCCAATTGCTCTCGTTTTTCCTCTTGTTTAAATGCCACTACCATATCCGTAGCCGCACCAGTTTTTTCCGCTTTTTTAGCCACTTCCGCGTCCAACACATCCATATTGTCATTAAGATCCTGCACGTCAACAGGATCGGTTCCGTCCGGCTTCCGCAACCGGTAGTTAGGTGTTAATTGCATATTCTCTTTGCCTCCTCTATTTCTTTTACTTTATTCCAGCCATAGGCCGCCAGACCGTTCCAGGAGTAATCTTCCTCCTGCAATCCAATCCAGGATACAAACGGTGTAATCTCGTTAACCCTAAGGCCATTCCAGGTGTACGGCCGCAGTTCATTCCAAGTCTTCGGCTTCAGGTCATTCCATTTTATGTATTTATAATCAAACGTGTACCACAGATGCGCCGGCTTAATATCCTCCAGCATGCCAATAAATGCTTGCATATTGCGAGGGATGCCATATATGCCTATAAATCGGACGATAAAATGATAGTTGGAATTATCCTCAATAACTTCCACTTCGCCACCAGAAAAGGCTTCTGCAACGCCTTTAATCATCTCCGTGGTAGTAGTACCCTGCCCCCTGATTTTGGCCATTATAATTTCCCGGCGTTGTTCATAGCTCAGGGACATATTTGTGGCAACACCAAAAACCTCTTCCCAGCGGAGCAATCCCCATGTTGCTGTACTGATAAATCCCTGTGAAAAAATATCTTCAAAGACATTCTGTAATATTCCCAACTCATATCCTTCTGTGCTATATATTTCTTTTATTTCAGTAATATTAGCTATAAATTGGGGAACGTATTGAGATAGTTCTATATAATAATCCGTCTGCACGCTTCCGGGTGTGGAATCCCTGGCGTACTGTAACAGGCCATATTTATTTTTACCGTACATGATTAGTTACCTCCCAGGTCATTCCAAGTTGTGGCACCCTTTTTGAGATAAACCGTGTCATGATTGTGTGCCTTTGCTGCCGCATCTGTAATTCCATACCCGGCAAGCGTTGTAGGGTTGCTCCCGCCAGTTACATGGCCCTGTGCATTTACGGTAACACTCCGATATGTGCCTGCCGTCACTCCACTATTCGGATGGGTGTAACCAGTTTCAGGAGCGCCCCACGCTGCGGTACCATCAGCGCTCCACTTCAATATTTGTCCACTGGTGCCACCTGCAGGGATGTGCTTATTCCCAGGTGTAGTGAGGTGTACATACTTATTTGCTTCCGCTTCTATTCCCTCAAGCTTATCCAACATGGCCTGTGTTACTTTATCTATCACTATTTTATTCGGGTGTGTATGATTCTGACTGGTATCCACATCCGCTCCCGTAATATAGCCAGCGTCATTGGTAAACTGAGACAATCTGGTAGGCATGTCGGTTATCTGTGACTTTACATGGTTATGTGTGGAAGGCGGGAAGGTAGATGGCCTGCTTTCAATTTCCGACCACTCATACCCAGGCTTTTTATCTGCTTTAGCCCATGCTTTAACATCCGATGCAGGCATGGACGATGGCTTGTTTTTTATATAAGCATCAGAACTTGTATCTGTGGTATTCCAGTCTGGCTGCACATTTACCTCGGCTCCGGCAGCAATTCCGGACAGCTTATCCAGCATGGCCTGCGTCAGTTTGTCAATCACACCTTTATTGCTATGGGTATGCCGTTTACTGTAGGCATCATCCCAATTAGTCCGTTCAGCCGCAGTGATGTGCTTAACCAGGTCAGATATGTGGCTATAGGCAGCATTCCATGTATCCAGCAAGGACTGTGTTATCTTATCAATAATTCCTTTATTTCCGTGGGTATGACGTTTGCCGTACGCGTCATCATAATTTGCCTTATCCTCCTTACTCAGCAGGCCGTCAACGCTCTGGGTTGCTTTGGGGATCGCATTTGCAGATATCGCAATCCATTCCGTGCCGTTCCACCGGTATGTATAATCGGTATCTTTTACATTTACCGTCCACCCATCGTCCGGCTTAGGGTAAGCCGTGGCAAGGTCGGCAAAGGTGTTTACAGCCTCTTTCCAGTCAATTGCTGTTTCCAGTGTGGAAAACTTATTATCAACCTCATTCCGAGTGTACTTATCATCCCAAATAGGCTTGTTTGTATTTATGATACTCCGGATGGATGCTTCCGCAGATTCCGCCCTTGCGGTTTCTGCTTTAATGTTCTCAGCGTTTTTATTTTCCGCCGCCGTGGCGCGGGAAGATTCTTCCGCTAGATTGTCCGCATTTACCTTTTCGGCGGCCTTCGCCCTGCTTATTTCTCCGGTCAGGTTATCGGCCAGTTTTTTTTCTGCGCCGGCTGCCCGTTCTGCCTCCGCCGCAATGGCATCTGTATTTTCCCTTTCTGCTGCCTCCGCCCTCTCTGTCTCCGCATCCAGGCGGAGAGATAAAGCATTTTCGGCATCCTGCGCCCTGCCGGCCTCGGTGTCGATCCGACCGTCCAGACGCTGCTCTTCCCCGGTTGCCCGCTCTGTTTCAGCCTGCAGGTTCCTGTTCAACTCCATTTCTGCAGATTTTGCCCTAGCCTCTTCCGCATTTACGCCGCCCTGTGTTTCAAGGATAGCATCCTGTACTACATTTATATCCTGAGCTTCCACGGTATCGCCGTCCGTCTCATAGGATACATAGACCACCTTTTTATCCGTCTGGATCCGGATAATTCTTTTCCAGGGCATGAGGCTTGGGGTGGACAGCGCATAGGTCTGCAACTGCTCTCCTGTCAGGGTGGGGTCGGTATATACCGCCAAGGTGCTGTCCACGATATTGTCATGCTGTAGCTCTGCCTCATATATCCCATTGTCCGGCATACGGATTTCTTCTTCAATCACATAGACTTTTCCGTCTACTTTGTTCAGCTTATCGTAAAATACGGAAAGCTCCATCATCCCATCACCTCCAGCGTCACGGTCCCGATGACCGCTATCTGCTCATCTGTCAGCTCAATATTGTGATCAAAGCCGTTTATGGTAAGGCCGATGTAATCCTCTACGCCGGCAGTCCCCAGGAGGATGTTCCCCACACGTGCATACCCTACATAATTAATGTCAAAGGCATTATCCTTTAAAAACACGTCAAATGCCTCCCTGAAGGAAGCCTGCGCCGTGCCAAGGTTTACCCCATCCTTTAACTTAATCCTTGCCATGACATTAACAGGCAGCTCCTGCGCCGACGCAACGGTCACTGTGGCCCCGATAGGCCGCATTTCCTCAATGTAGTCCTTGACTGTATTAAGTAGGGCCGGCGTGGCTTCCTTCTTATCTTCATCTGCGATCACCACTTTGACCGTTCCGGGGCCATAAGCCAGCGGGAATACCTTGGTAACCCCTACCCCTTTACAGGACATAGCCCAGTTATAGTAATCATAAACGTTTCCGCTGGTGGAAGGCTTGCGTAAAATAGTCAAATAGCGTTCACGGAATGCCTCCGTTTCCTCTTCATCGTTCCCCGGTATAATTAATTCAGTTAATTCTCCGGATTGGAATCCCTGTAGATACTGTATTGGAGTAATACTTCCATAACATATATTTCCCTGACTTCCAACGCTTTCACAAGTGAATTCATAACCATCTGATCGCTTTGCTGTAATGAATAAATTTAATTTACCCGCATTAAATCGAGTGCCAATTGGCACATCTAAATCAGATGGTACAAAATGCCCTTTCCATATTGCTGCTGTAGCCCTATGCGGATAAATTGCTCTTTCTTCTGCTCTCTTCACCAGATATTCTCTGGACGCAGTATCCGTAAAAGTTTCCTTTAATATTACATCTGCAGATATGTAATTTTTTTCTATTTCATAAGCAGCTGGGACAAGTGCGTTTTGAATAAGAGTTCCTTCAATTTTAGACAGTTTTTGAGGAACCCTTTCCAGAAGAGATTCCAATATATTGCTATATGTTTTATTCTCAAACCTTAATATCAACCTCCCCCAGATCACTGATTATAGTAAATGACATATGCAATATATTATTTTCTTTCTTTACATCGAAATTTTTAATCCCTTGTATATGCGGATTTACCTTCAAGGCTTCTTCTACTGCTTTGGGTGAATCATATTTAATAAATTCATCCGAGTAAGCTTTACCGATATACTGTTCCAGTTCTGTACCATAAAGCCATGAATATGCCGGATATCGGAATCGTTCCACTTTAAGACAAATCCAAACCCATACTTTTATAGCTTCCAAACCATATACCATTTCACCTGCCAGTTGACCGGTTTCGAAATCAATACCGTATTCGCAAGGAAGATCTGTTTCTGTACTTGGTAGGTCTTTTTGTATAAATGAAGGTAAAATACTCATACTTTCACCATCTTTTCTAAGATAAAATATCGACTGTCACTCATTTTCATAACGGCTACAAGATCACCCTTTTTTAAAGGTTCCAGATATTCACTATTGTCTGAACCATCTTTTTTTATTTTTACTTCGGTCGCTACCGAATTTATTAAGTGTTCCGAAAACAACAAATCTTCCGCAGATAAAGAAAGGCCGTCAACATCACAAGTAACTGAGCCAGTCATAACTCCTAATTGCATACCAATAGGATTATTCCTCTCACCTTCTGCTTGCATAATTCCAATCAAATCCTCATATGCACTCCTTGTATCACCTCTCTGTATTCTTTTCGTCCATAATATCTTTAAACAGTAAATCCAAATGCATAGTATGTACACCATTCTCCCAGGTATGGCTATCCGACTTTATCCAATAAAGTCCTTGTATTTTTGTAGCCGTATCTATTACCGTAACAGCATTTCCCGCCATACATTTAATATTTCCAATTGCTTTTATACTTAAGTTTTGTTCTGGTTCTTTAATAAGGTTCTTAGCTGCTGTATTTGGTTCTATTCCCGCTTCTACTGTATAATCACCTTGAAACATACCATATTTTTCAATACTTTCTTCATCTCTAATTTCCCCAATTTGATTGCCTTTCCCATCATAAATTTTAACCTGATTTATAACGGAATCTATGCTCTCTGCTATTGAAACATTATATAAATTTACTCTTTCTGATAATGTGATTCCATATACCAGATCCCCTTTTTGTACCACTTCCAGCTTCCTGTTTTTTATGGTACACATATACTTTATACCTGTTACTTTGTATGCCTTCGTATAAGCCTTCATGATTATGTCATAGTAGCAATCACTGTCACATATCATGCTCTCAATTTTTATTCCCGTCTCAGCAATATGCCCTGTTTCCATTCCTATATCCTGGCATACCATTATGGTAATTTCTTCTGGTGTTAAATTCTTAAAGTTATACTTTCCCTTTGAATTTAATAAAGGATTCATTGTATCCGACGCGCTAAAATTAATTGTACCTGTATCGCTGTTAGATTCTATACCTTTAAACTGTCCGAAAAATATTTCAGAATTTTCTATTAATGAAAGGAAATCTCCAGATTCTATTGTGGGTAAGTTAGCCATGTTAGGATCATAAGGTGCATTAATTATACTTACATCCGCCGTTCTGGAAGCGGCATTAATATCACCACTCCATTCTACTTTTTCCACCATTTCTGTAATATCATATTGGCTTCCGTTTCTCTTAATAAGATTTATATTCCTTTTCTCGCCCCCGAAATCAATAATGTCATACCAGCATGAATTAAATTGGGATTATTTCCTATTGTATCTTTATTCTGTTCATATAATGGTTTCCAATCCGATTTGCCGGTCAGTTTCTTTGCGACTGCACTTAGACAATCACCTTCTTTTACAAGATAGCTCACTGTCTCATTTGCTTGTGGTGTCTCTCTGGATGTATCTAGTTTTTCATTTCTGGTGACTTCTGCAGTATTTGGCAATATGTACTCTTTAAATTCAAGATTATATGATATATCACCGCTTCCATCTTCTTCCCCATATTGGAAATTTTCAATTGTTACCATCATATTTATAGACGTTTCTGTTATAGTTAATCTGATATCCCCTGACAGTTTCATAGCTTCAATACTGTCAATATATTCTTTTGGGGTACTGATCGGGAAATATTCGCAATAAGACTGATAAGCAAAAGGAAAAATAGATGAAAAACTTATTTCTGTTAAACCCCTATTACCAATCAGATTAATTTCCCCTAAAGCATTAATATTAACTACTTTATTTATCTGATTCGATGTTATGCTGTAGCTTGGAGGCAGTACAGGTATTCTTACCGCATTGCCTCCTTGCCTTAACCATATTTCCATTAATATCTATTTCCTCCCATATTCACACGTGCTTTTGACAGTTTCTGTACCAGTGCTTCCGCCATTTTGTTAATATCAGCTTCTTCCCTGATAATAATTTCATCTGCAAGTTTGCTTATAGTGATATTCCCGGATGCTGCCCCTTCTCTGCGGGCCATGCGCAAGGATTGATCGTGTGGATAGACCCTGCTGCCACGTGGCAAATCAACAATCTCTCCTCCGCGTTCATGTATCTGTGCAAGACCTCCACCCCAGGATTCTGTTCCTCTTGCCAACATGGGAATGGTAGGAATATTTAGGGAAAAAGCATTCCCGCCTATTACCGGTACCCAATCGGGTATTTTGAATCCCATACCATTTATTGTATTTATCACATTATTTACAACTGCTGCCACTCCATTGATAACACCTTTTGCAATGCCAGTAATTGCATCAAAGGAACCGCTAAAAATTTTCTTTATACCTTCCCAAGCCTGTCTCCAATTCCCGGAAAATACACCTGTGATAAATGTAACAATTCCATCTAACACTGTAGTAATTCCATGTAAAATAGTTTTAAACTGTCCTACAAAAGCAGAAACAAAACTAATTACATTTTTGAAACCAAATTTAAATCTTGCTACGAATACCGATCCGATAAATGTAAGTATGGGCTGTAAGAATGACTTAATACTGGCAATCATAGGCCCAATTTTTGCGACAACTGATTGAAAATGAGGAGCTACCGATCCGAAAGCACTCTTTATTTGCAAAATTATTTTTCGAACTGCAGAAAATTCTTTCGTAAAATTTGATGCAAATTGTTTGGCAGCCGCCTTTATTTTGTCGAAATTCTTTATTACAAGAGCTATAGCGGCTATTAAAGCCAGTATTCCCACAATAACTAAACCCACAGGTGAAGTTAATAAAGAAATTGCTCCTCCTGCTATTTTTATTGATTTAGCTATAGTATTAAATACACGCAGGCCGGTTCCGACTGTAGTAACCAGTTTTCCAAACATCATAATTGCTGGCCCTACTGCAGCTGCTATCCCTGCTATTTTTATGACCATATTCAGCTGAGCATCCGACAAACCATTAAATCTTTCCGCTACGCTATCAACAATACCTGTTATTTTTTCAAATGCTGGGATTAATTTCTCACCGACCTTAATCCCAGCATTTTTTATTTTATTTAAACTTATATTCCAGCGTTCTGCAGGTGTCAGCATCTTTTCATAAGATTGTTTGGTAAGTCCTGCTGATTCATTCATCAATCCTAAAGCTGTGTTAAAATCACTAAATCCGGCCCCAGCCAAAACGGTCATAGAATTTAATGCTTCCACAGAACCAAACAATTTCGCCATTGATTCTGTATTTCCATTCGTCTTTTCATTGATTTCAGCCATAAACTGCGCCCAACCAACAGATTTTAAATGTGCTGCATTAAATTCTAATCCAAGGCGTTTCGCTTCTTTCTGTGCATCTGCTGTAGGTTTCAGGATGTTGGAATAAGCTGCTTTCATGCCAGTAACAGCTTGTGAGGTATTAATACCATTTTTAGTCAGAATCGCAATAGAAGAAAATAATTCCTGTGATGATACGTTTAATGCATTTGCAACAGGAGTAACTTGTCCCATACTGGATGCAAGTTCTCCGAATGTTGTTTTACCATAATTCTGCGTCATCATCATTTGATCAGCAATTGCACTATAATCTACAGCCCCTTGATAGGAATTATAAACGGTAGTAAGCCCATCTATTGCTGTTGCTGTATCAGTAAATCCTGCTTTTGCTGCTTGTGCGGCTGTTTCTACTACTTTTAATGATTCTGCTGTTTTTGCACCTGCAGAAATCGCTTGATACTGTGCCTCTGAAATCTCTGTTGCTGCTATTCCGGTCGAATTCGATAAACTCAGGGTTTCATCTTTTATTTGCTGTACACTTTTTACTGTTGTGTCTGCGATTGTCGTTACCTTGGCTATCCCGTTTTCAAAATCGAGTGCCATTTTCCCCGCAGCAACTCCTACACCTAAAATTGGCGTTGTTACGGAAGTGGTAAGACCTTTTCCTATATTCGTAATACCCTGTCCAGCCCGTTCAATGTCCTTTGCTATCTTAACTGCTGTTTTAGAAGCATTGGTCATTGACTGTACAGACTTCCCTAAATTACCGCTAAACTCATCCCTCAACCGCAGTACAGCATCTATTACCCTACTCCTTAATGTCTACCTCTTTCTCCCGCTCGTTTAGCTCCTCTTTCATAAAAATTTTGATTATACGTTTATCACTTTCAGGCATATCAAAATAATCAGAGGGTTTCCATCCCTTATCCCGAAATAACAGATACATCAAGCGGACTTCCGGATCGGTGTCAATCAGTTTTTTATTTTTTTCTCCGATTCATCTCCATATCCACTCAAAACTGTAATAAGGTCAGCAACCTTTTGCATATCGCCACCATAAAAAAGCATTTCTGCTAATTCTTTAGGTGATGCACATGAGAAATGCTTCTGCACGGTTTTGTCTCCAAGATCAGGTTCAACAACTCCTTCTGTTACCAGAAGCGTATTCACATAATATACTTTACTGAAATCTGCCTCTCCATCCTGTCCTATAATTCCGGCTGTAATCTCTGTATATCTGGCTCCAGGCAATGCTTTACACTTTACAATAAAAGGCTCTCCGATCATTTCGGAAAGCCTTTTTATCTCAATTTCTCCTGTCGGAATTTCCTTTAACTTATCCCGATCCAACTTCATTAGTTTTTCTGCTAAATTCATAGTATCCCTCCTTAATTCACACTATCTAATATTTCCCAATCCTCAAAAGTAAAGGAATAGGATTCTTCACCATTTTTGCCAGCTTCCCAATCTGTTAAAATTGCCTTATCAAGTTTGCATCCATAAAAGGCCACTCTCTCACCCCCAAACGCATCAGGATCTTCCAGTTTAGATATAATGGTAACTGTTGGTGACTTTCCTTGTTTCAGGGCATCTGAAACTTGCCTCATTACAAAAGATGAAATTTTATGTAACTTAAATTCACCTTTTCCTTCAATTCCTGTCATTTTTTGTCCGTCAATCAGATGTCTGGTGCGGGTAACAGATGTATATTTTATATTTAACTCCCCTTTACAGGAAATTACTTCTGCCATGTAATGACCATCAAACCACATTTCGCCCCACGTACCATTCATTATATTGTCTGCTAAATATCCGTCCATTCTGCACCTCCTTAAATATAGATATTGAGGTCAATATCTTCAATTGCATCCAGTATGGATACTGTAGCCCTCAAATATACATGTGCACCTGTATTAGCTTCTTTGATTTCCTGATCACTCATATCCTGGGTATCTATGCCTTTACCTTCAAGGTATTTCCGTTGTGCTTCAACATCAATTTCGCAAATACCAGATTGTATAATTCCACTTCTTATAAGTTCCCTAAAATATTCGTTGATTGCTGTTATAAGCAGGCATTTATTATCATAAGAATTTGCATACCGGCCTATATAGTTATCCTGTGCTGTCAGTGTAATATCATCCTGCATCATATCCATTGCTTCAACTATTTTTATTTTACGGAAATTCTCTCCTTTATCTGCTGTGATAGTGGTAAGACTGTTTACTGCCCGGCATACTTTAACTTTCTCCCCATCCCACATAAATACGAATTTTCCGTTATCTACAGCGGCATCAAGTTCACTCCGATTAAGCCGTGTACAGTCTGTAAAATCCGTAAGTGGTGCATATGTGCTTGAAATAGTTATTGGAGTACCTGCCAGCAGACCAGCTACCCTTACAGCTGCCTTCTCCGGGGGATATTCTTTTTCTCCTATAAAAAGACTTGATTCTACGTTTACTACTCCCTCCGTATCTGCATTTATGGTGGGAAGGACTGCTTTTATAGTCCTCTTCTCTTCTCGCTGCGTTTTTATCCAACTAACTATATCTTCGGTTTTATTGTCCAATTTGACAGGTGGAATAACAAGCCAATTTACTTTTATTGTTTCAAAGTAATTCAGCATTTTTTTATACTCATCCGTTGTCTCGCCTTCCATATCCATTACATAAAGGTAAACTTTTTTCGGAGCCGTTTCATAACCTGTCAACGCAAAATTTACAAGTTCTTTATTCTCATCACTTAATTCTTTCGGAATATCAGAACCGGGATAAATTACTGTGGTAAGAGGTGTTGCATCCTTTAACACTAATCCTACAACTCCCCTCTCTCCCCTTCGTGCTGCAGATGCAGCTTTTTCTATAAAAACGATATTAATAGATGGCGCTCCCCTTTTTTTCTCCTTCCTTCATTTTCAAATTAACTGCCTTCATTTTTTCTTCTTTGGGTACTTTACAATGGTTTTCATACCATTCTAAATCAAAAGAAATTTGAAGGATATTATTGTACTCACCCACATAATCATGCGTATATTGCTTAATATCCAGTTTCCTGTCCTTGATACACAATTTCATTCCCAAAAGTTCCTGGATTTCTTCTATCTTCTGTAACTGGTCTGATTCATTCGGTACCCCTTGAAAATATGTAACTTTCACAGCGCATGATTTTTTAACAAAATTCTTTGATGCATAGTTCATTCCATACGGGATACATTCTATAAAAAAATATGGCTTCTTCCATCCTTCGGTTGTATCATTTCCATATCTTTTTATTTTCGGATATTTACTTTTCAACATAGCATTTAAGACCTGTATTATGTCGCTATAAGATATCATAAACTAACTCCTTTTAGCATCTCATCCAGGAACTTTTCTATTTCATCTGGAAATTTTTCTTCATATTCATGGCTCGTCTTCTCTGTATAATGTTTTCCAGGTACGAAACCTCCCGTATCTACTCCATTTATCCATTTTTCATGACCGTTTTCTACAAGATGAAAGTGAGGTGCCGTATTTTTAATATATGTTTGATTAGCCTCATGTCTGACCTCATCCACTGTAATCTTCCAACTTTTAGGAATCGGTCGCTTTCCTTTTTTATAAGAATGCGGCATTAAAGAATTACAGTCTTTTGTAAAATCTTTTCCTACCTGCTTCATTTTAGCATTTGTTTCATCCGGATATTTTGCAATGACTGTTTCAATATCCTTCTGGAATTCTTCTAATCCTTTTATAGTAAAGTCAACCGCCATCCGGAATCACCTCTGCTTTTCTATCCTGTATCTTTTCAGTACACATGACTTCTTGAATATAGCCTTGTTCATCCACATTTATGATGCTGTTTATTAAGAATTGATTATCCTTATATTTCAGAACATCTGTAGGAAGAAGATCCGGTAGATATCGAATGGTTATCTTATACTCTAAGCTATTTGTATCCTTGTAGTATTCCTGATATTCTTTTCCTCTTACCGGCTTTATTTCTGCATATACTGTTTTATATGGAATGAGTTTAGACACAAGGTTCCCAAGTGAATTCTCTGTATCATGATATCGCATGATGGTAATACGCTTTTTCAATCTTCCTGGATTGATTCCCCTTACGTCACCTCCTCATACTGTAATTGCAACTGAAGAATTATGGAACCGAAAGTATATGACATTCTTTTTTTCTGCTGCTCTGTAACCATCAATGTACGGTTATCATATAAATCCTGTACTAATGCCATAAAGAGCATATTCGCTTTTTCATTGCTGCTGTCGTATTTTCCTACGGCAGCGATAATATAATTTTCAGCTGCAGCCATCATCTGTTCTATAATTCCGTCATCTTCGTCAAAATCAACGCGCAGGTATTCTTTTACTTTCTGCTTATCCATGCAACGCCTCCTGACTTAAAATTTCTTCTATAATGTCAGCTTTTTTAGTTTTTGTAATGCTATAGCCCTGCGCAGCTGCCAGAGCTTTCAGGGCGCTGACCGTCATGCCCTGAAGTTCTCCGGTATCCGGCGCGGTATTACCGCTTTCCAGGCTATAGCTATTTATTCCCCCGTTACACTAGTGTCGGATAAATCCATTTCGGCATATACAAATGCCTCGGAATCCTTAATCTTGCAGTCTTCACGCTCAATCGCGCGGAAGATGGTTAGATCCTCTTCAAAAGCATTCAGATCCCCGATTGCCGCAATATTGGATGTCATAATGGACATTAGATTCCTGTCGTAAAATTTAATTCCTTCTTTCAAGTCACCTATAATAAAAGGAATCTTTCGATGGCCAGAGGTGGCTGTGTCAGAGAGGAAATCCTGGTTCGGGATCACTGTTACCGGAATAATGGTTGCACCGGCGCAAAGCCGCGTCTGCATAGGATCCGCGGGGTTCGGCTGCAAGAGGTATTCCCCCTTGTCATTTTTAAGCGTGTCCAGCCACTGCAGGCCGTCATCGTTTGTGATAATCCGTGAGGTTGCCTTAAACGCCTGCCCAAGGGTGACGTTCAGGGCTTTTTTGATATCATCCAACCCTGTAATGGCCGTTTTTTCTTTGGTCTTAACCTTGCTAAGGATAATATTGTTGCGGGTAACGCGGCTTTCATCACCCAGCCAACTGATAAGCGTGCCAGTGATATTAGCGTCACTGTCCGCCAGCAGTTCATTTGTTACAGGCAGATACCCCGCATATTTCCCAATTTCATAGGTCTGGCGTTCAAACTGCGGCGTTACCTTTGCACCAATCTTTCCGCCTTCGGCAACCTTTGTAAATCCCGTCTGCTGCGAACGTTTTTTGAATGTCCTGCTGCCTTTATTGGTTGTCACGTTTTCCACATCCACCAGGTTAATCAGGGACGCTTTCGCACTCCGGTATTCATTCACCCGGGTCTGGATGTCTTCGGGCACGGTATACCCGCCGTCCGCAGCGCTGCCTTCCGTCATCATATTCGTAAATCCCGCCCGCGCCGCATTGGCAAATTCATGGGTAGAGTCTTTTTCATTTACCGGAACTATATTCTGCATAGGAGGCTCCGGGAACATCCCGTTTCCTTCCGGATCAAGGACATCCTTCAGAAGGTCAAACTGCTCCTGCAGGTTTTTCAGTCCATCCTTTGCCACTTTCGCTTCTTCCAGCTTGTTTTCATTTACCAGATTGGTTACATTTTCTTTCGCCGCTTTAATCGCGTCCAACATTTCTAAAAGTTTTTTATGCATTTTTTCCTCTCTTTCTTAGATCCCGTACAGGTCTAAATCACTTAACAACTGTTTCTTTTCTTCCTCTGCCTGATCCCTTGCATGCTTTTCTGCCATTACCTGCTGCCGTATTTCATCCGTCAGGCGCATTCCTGCCGCCGCATTCACCATGACGGCATTGTCCTGCGCGATTGCATCCACAAAACCAAATTCCAGTGCCTGGTTGGCGTTTATCCATGTTTCCCGGTCCATCATTTTGAGGATTTCTTCCTCCGTTTTCCCGGTTTTTGCCACATAAGCAGAGGCTAACGCGGCATTCATCTGTTTAAGGATTTCCGCATTTTTCTGCATGGCATGGTAATCCCCGGAGGCTCCGGACATGGATACGTTGTGGATCATCAGCATAGCTACCGGGCTGATTTCCGACCGGTTTGCCATTGCTATTACAGATGCCGCTGAACCCGCCATTGACTGTATTTGTATCTCCACATCCTGCCTGCCGTGCAGCATGGAATAAATTTCCTGGGCGGCCATTACGGAGCCTCCCCCGGAATTAATAAGCACTGTCAAAGTTTCTCCCTGCTTTAACCCGTCAATCGCGGCTTTTATGTCTGCCGGGCTTGTTGCTTCCCAATCCATCCAGTCATAAATCCATCTATCATCATTGGGTATAATATCCCCCCTGATATCTACTGCTGCCCTTCCTCTTCACTTCCTTTCTTTTGGTAAGCTGCCCCTACCTTCGTTAATGGAACATAATTCCCATTTACTATTAAAACTTCCCCTCCCTCTTTGGCTGGATAGTCAAGCAGGCTGCGCGCTTCATTCGGCGTATAAATTCCATTGTTTACGGCTGTCTTTATAACGTCCATCTGGGTTTTTGCATCAGTCCTCAACAATGCCTTTTCATTAAATTTTGTAAAATACCCTGCTATCCGCTGTTTTTCCGCCAGGCATTTATAATTTATTTCCTGCTCATACTGCGTCAGCCGGTAAAGCATGGTGTCCACTAAAAAAGCCAGCTGCTGTGTTTCACTGTTCGCATAACTGGATTTCTCATAATCGTTTATTTGGTTCGGCTTAATTCCAAAAGCCCCGGCAATCTGCAGGGACGTGTATTTTTTCAGCTCATAAAACTGTGCGTCTGTAAGCTTTATATTTAACGGCTGAAGCGTCAGCCCTATGGGGACAGGAACTACCTTCCCTACATTCTTAGGCCCTGACATAAGTTCTGTATATTCTTCCTGCAGCTTTTTCCGTAATTTAGGATCCAAATCTCCCGTATACTGCAACACCATAGATGCGGTAAGCCCCTGTTTATACAGGTTATTCAGATAATTTTGGGATTCCCCCAGGCCGTCAACGGTTGTCCGCAAAATGTCCTGCACCGACTTTCCCATGATTCCGTCAAAACTGCACCAAGTTTTAAAATGCAGCACATTTTCCTGGGAGAAGGTATATGTTTTTCCTGTTTTAGGGTCACTATACCGGTAATACAACTTTCCCGCATTTCCAAACAGGCCTGTGTCATCCATAATAACCTGAACACAGTCTGACTGCATCGGCCAGAATGATTTTATTTTATATTCCCCTCCGTATTTCCCTTTTTTGATGTACACTGTCTGGATCCATGCAAACCCGTTTCCATAATGTTGACAGTTGGCTTCTATGGTTGTCCAGAAGGTTGCCGGAGTCATGACCGGGTTTGGCCGGTTCATCAACAGGCCTATGCCGGCATCCGGATCAGCCCTTACCCTCCCCTCACCTTCCGTTTTATAAAATTTCAGCGGGAGTTTTCCCATTGTCTCCGCCAGCATCTTTAGGCATGTGTAATAAGTAACCTCATTGATTGCCTTCTGTTTTCCCGGTTTGATTCCCAGCCACTTTAAAAGTTCTTCGTCTTCCAGTGACACAGCCGGCCTTACAAGCTCATTCCAAGCTCGCTTTATTCTGTTTCTGATTTTCCTTGCTGCATCTCCTCCAAAAATCTCTTTAAGTAGTCTTCATAGTCTTCCGATTCAAAATCATGGTAAAGGGCCAGTTTAAAACCACAAAGAACAGCATCTACTGGGTCAATGCGCTTTGTGGTTGCATCCTTATCAATTTTGATAAGGCCATTATTTTGTCGTATTACAGCATTACTCATAGCATAATTCAACAAAGGATTGGGAAGGTAAAGTATGTTCCCACATAACACTTGTTCCCTGAATCCTTGTGTGGATTCATTCAGGCTTTTTTGAGACTGATATACTTCCTCAACATCAAATCCTTGATCTGATAGGTCTGTCATCAACTTGCTTGCGTTTGCCGGATCAAAGCACAGGCATTGTATTTTCCATCCATATTTTTCGCATGTCTCCAGTACGTATTCCATAACGCGTCCCTGGTCCACAATCGGTGTATTTGTTATTTCCAGACATCCCATCCTTACCCATATATCATAAGGTGCCTTGTCTTTTCTTATGTGTTCCTGCAGCTTTTCCTGCGTTGGAATAAAACTGTGGGAAAAAACAATATATTGGCAAACCTGCTTCCCCTGCTTATCCACTTTTTGCGACATAAAAGGTATTATAAACGCGACGGATGTTAAATCTATTTTTGCGGACATATCAAATCCTACATAAACAGGTCTGTTCATGATATCCACAGGGAGCTTTTCTACTTCGCAGGCCTTCCACTTCGACATGTCTATGTAACCGTTTTCTGCTGCCTGCATCCAGATATTAAGGCACTTTGTCTTAAAAGATATCAATTTTTCAGGGATTTCTTTTGCAATTTCCCATTCTTCACGCAGCCTTGCGACTCCTTCGGCAAAAAAGGCGCGAATTGGATTTGCTTTCTGCAGTGTCCGTATATCCTCCGGATCGTCTGAGTCATCCGCTTCACAGATATCCACAAAATAATTGTCGTTATGAACATCAACATCCGGATCGAGAATCTTTGAGCAATAAGAATATTCTTCGATGTAACACGGACAGTTTAAGTTCTTACCAGCTGTCGTGATGATCATGAGAAGCGGTTCTTTTGTTGCTGCCCCCAGTCCCAAATCATAAAAATCCGTTGTCGGGTGTTGGTGGTATTCATCCAGGATAAGCCCTGCCGGGTTTGTTCCGTCACCTGAGCGCCCATCTTCTTTGCTTAATGGAAGGATAAAGCTTCCTGTTTTTTTATGCTCTATGATATCCCGCGTTATTTTAAACTTTAACTTCAAGGGTGAACCCCGCAGCATCAACCGGCATTCATTGAAAATTATTTTCGACTGCTGCCGTTTTACACCCGCTGTGTAATACTCGTACACCTCCCCGTTGTGTGTTGCCTGCTCTGAAATTTCATTCAGTGCAACCCCCGCCTCCATCTGTGACTTTGCATTCTTTCTTGCAACTTCCACGAATGATTTTTTAAACCGTTTATATCCTGTATTTTTATTCCTCCATCCGTATAACTGGCAGAGGAAAAATTTCTGCCATGTAGTCAACAGAATCGGCTTTCCAGCCAGTTCCCCTTTGGAATGGCGCAGATACGAAAACCATTTTACGATTTTCCCTGCTTTTTCTTCATCCCAGATATACGGAAAATCTTCTTTCCCTATTCGATCCAAATCTCGCAGGAATCGCTTACATGCCTGTTTATGTTTTTTCCCGGATGGAATCTTATCCTCCAGGCAATCCCTGGAATATTGGATTAACTCTTCCTTTATTGTCATTAAATATCACCGAATTCATCCTCTATCTCTTCTTCTGTCCTATCCAATTTAAAAGTTGCTGCTTTTAAACGGCTGTCAATAGTAAGACCACACATGGACGCGAACTTACGCATTTCCTCAGCGTATTTCTTTTGTATCATAATCAAGGGATTTTCTGCTTCATAATCATTTCCCTGTGCGGAAGTTTTTGTGACAATTAAATCCTCTTTTGCAAGTATGGCTGTTGCCTTACGATACATTGCATACGCATTACAATAACCCGCTAAATTTGATAAATCCAGATTCCCGACAATCTCAATATTTTTTAGGTCTTTTATGACCCTTTTATACTCCTTTTTTGCAATAGCATTTATAAGCCATGTTGGAGGTTTTTCAATATCTTCTGCTCCTGTTATAATGCTCTGTTCTTCTAGTATTTTTCGGTCTTTTTCCTCTTTTGTTAGGTTCCCGATCTGTTGATCCAACGGTTTTCTATTTTTACTCCTTTTATCGCCCCATTTCAAATATTTTTATTTGGAGTTTTGTGCAAAGAAAGGTAGGACAGCGGTCGTGGGAAAATCGTCTAAACTTTTCCTATACCCCCTACCACATTACCTTTCAATATTTCCTGTAGTTCTGCCTGTATAGCCTGGTTTTGTTTTTTATAGAGACGATGTATCTCATCATGGCTTGACCTGCTTACTGGTATAAGATTGTCGTCCATAAAAAACAAAGCCATGTTATCGGCTGTTGGGATAATATGATGAACTGTCTCTGCATACTCAATCCGGTTATGTTTATGCAATGCCCACTGATCAATGCCATTATATCTTGCAATTACCATGTCCCTTAAGTTTCTCCATCTTTGTGTATGGTACAGCTTATATATGCCTTCTGGTTCTCTGTACTCACGTTTACAAACAGGACATGATGTCCCGGAAGGGATACGTTTACCACATTTGGGACAGCGCTTATAAATCATCTTTTTACCCCCAATAATTGCAGAGAGAGGATTTGAACCTCTGACCTCCAGCTAAGGAGACTGGCGAGCTGACCGAACTGCTCTACTCTGCTTTAACTTTTTATCACGTAAAAAGGTACCCAGCTCAGCCAACCGGGTACCTCTTGCAAAAGGAGGGAACAAGTGTCCTTTTCACTTCTTCCACTTTATATCATATCAAAATAAAACATGAAATACCATGAAATCATAGTTCGAAATGAGTTAGAGCCTTCCCGTGGATATTGTATATTTGACGCACGTCAAATCCCATTTTATCTGATATTTTTTCCCACTTCATACGTTTAATATATCTATACATTAATACGTCCTTTTCATCCTCATTTTTCATTTGTTCTATTTTGTCCGATATCTCCTGGCACCGCTTTATTCGTAGATATCTAGCCTTTCTATATTTCCTTTCTTCCTCTTCCATCAAGGCTGCATAATCTGATAAATCCTTCCCACCAAAAGTATGAGGCATACCATCCATTATCACCGTTGGACAAATCTTATTTAAACGTATTTCCCTAATTCGTTCATCGCTTCTTTCCATTTGCCTTATAGCCCTCTCATACCCTTTTAGATAATCTTTCTTTTTTTCATTTTCAGTCATGCTCTTTTTTTCACATTCCATTGGTATCATCTCCTTTCATTCCTGCTGCCGTATTAAGTTTTATGCTATACAGACTTTATGTACATGCCGCAATTGTCCCGGCGTTTGAGCCGCATAATAGTCCCGTGTTACCTTTGTATTTGCATGCCCTAAGATATCAGCTATATCCTCCAAATTCACCCCATGCTGACGCAGGCTAGAAGCCATTGTTTTCCTCATTAAATGAGGGTATACACGCCTTCGTA